AAAATGAGCAAGTTGCTAAGGCAACTAGGCTTTGATGAAGCAGAAGTACAACGACTCAAGTTAGAAATTCTAAGTCAGGCTGATGTTGAAGATATGGTTGCCAGAGAACAGGAACCTGCATGGGTTCCAGACTGGCCAGACTTTGACTTTGGTTTTGATGTTCGCCCACTGGCTGATCCAGAGAAGATTGCATATTTGGAGCAACGAAAAATTTTGGATCTTGCTGTATGGCTGGAGACAGACTATAAAGACAGAGGCTTTGACCGCAGAGTTATATTACCCTACACGTATCAAAACAGATTGGTAGGATACGTTGCTAGGTATGTGGGTGAAATACCTAGCAAGATTGTTAAATACCATCGCCGAGCACCAGCAGACTTTGTATATGGTCTGGACAGTCAACGAGAACAAAGGCAATTCGTCATAGTTAGTGAAGGCGAATTTGACGCATTACTTACAGGTGGCTTGTCGCTGGGTAGCAATTACCTAAGTGATAGACAAGCACAATTAATAGAAGATTTGAACATAGAACCCATAGTTATTCCAGACGCAGACAGATCGGGTAAAGATCTTGTGGAGAGGGCAGCAAGCTATGGGTGGAGTGTAAGTTTCCCAGAATGGGAAGGATGTAAAGATGTAGGCGATGCAGTTTTGAAGTATGGTAGGTTGTTTACCATTAATAGTATTTTGCAGGCAGCAGAGCACAGCCCAACGAAAATCAGGTTGTTAGCAAGGAGATATTGTCAGTGAGTGATGTAAAAGAATACGGTGCGGATTTACAAAAGTTGTTTTTAGAATTCCTTATTAGTGATAAGGAGTTAATGGCACGTTGCCAAAACGTGCTAGATCATACACATTTTAGCAGGAGCCTACAGGAGTCTGCTGAGTTTGTTAAAAAATATGCAACAGAGCATAGCAATGTACCTACCCCTGCACAGATTAAGGCCATAACAGGTGTTGATCTAACAGACAGGACAGGACAGATTGAAGGACACAAGGATTGGTTCCTTACAGAGTTTGAACAGTTTGCAAGACATAAGGCGCTGGAAAAGGCTATCCTGGCAAGTGCAGACTTGTTAGACAAACAGCGTTATGGAGAAGTAGAGCGTCTGATTAAAGATGCTAGTAGCGTTGGTTTACCCAAGAGCTTTGGTACAGATTACTATGCCAATCCTCTAGAACGTCTAACAAAACTCAAGGAACAAAACGGTGGTACAAGTACAGGCTGGAAAACTATTGACGACAAACTATATGGCGGTTTCAACAGAGGCGAACTGAACATCTTTGCTGGTGGTTCCGGTGCAGGTAAATCACTATTCCTACAAAACCTAGCACTTAACTGGAGCTTCAATGGACTAAACGGTGTTTACTTTAGTCTTGAACTTGCAGAAGGTCTATGTAGTATGCGTATGGATGCTATGCAACTGGGTATGGCAACTAAAGACATCTATAGGAATATTGATGAGGTAGACCTTAAGGTTAGGATGAAGGGTAAGACAGCAGGTAAGATTCAGATTGTACAACTTACCGCAGGTGTCACAGTAAACGATCTTAAGAGTTGGTTAAAAGAATTCCAAATCCAAACAAATCGCAAAGTAGATTTTGTTATTGTTGATTACCTGGACCTGATGATGCCAGCAAGTCAGAAGATCAGTGTTGCAGATTTGTTTATCAAGGACAAGCTAGTATCTGAAGAATTACGTGCTATGGCAACTCAAGGTCAATATTTGTTCTGCACAGCATCACAGTTGAACCGAGGTGCTGTGGAAAGCGTAGAGTTTGATCATAGTCACATTAGTGGTGGTTTGAGCAAGATTCAGACTGCTGATAACGTTATTGGTATCTTCAACAGTATTACAATGCGTGAACGCCAGCGTGTGCAGTTGCAGTTTATGAAGACTCGTTCTAGTAGTGCAGTTGGTACAAAGATTGAATTGCAGTTTGATACAACAAGCCTGCGCATCAGTGACCTGGATGAGGATAGTGCAGATGCTCCTACTACCGCAGATGTCTTGCATGCACAACTAAAGAGACAGGCAGCGGCACAAGGTGGCCAGGACACACAAAAGCCTTGGGAGAAGCCAGTTGGTGGAACACATGCATGGGATAAGCCAATGGTAACATCGCAAACAAAAGAGCCCACCGTACCAGTGAGCTCTCCGAGTGCTACGAACTTTGCACGTAGTCTGCTTAAAAAGGCCTAATTATTTCATAGGACGCATTTCGGCTGGTGCTACCTGACTGTCAGGTGCTCCGGCCATTTTAACGTCGCTAGCAGGTTCTACTTGTGGACCTTCACCACTTGGAAAAGCATCAACTTCTGCTTTCTTATCTGTCGCCAAATCATTTTTCAATCTCTGGAACAATGCGTTATCCTGGGCAACATAGGCTAGTAGAGTTTCTAGCATATCCATTAGGGCAGTCATTTGTTGTAGGTTTGGTCTGCGGTTCATATACATGGACCTAATACCAGCCTTTAGTGCATTAAAATGGTCTTCGGATACGGCATCTTTAATAGCAGTAAGCCTCTGCATTGTGCGTGTGAAGGCGGCATTATCAATCTCTTTACCGCCTGTTTCCATACCAGGATCAGGGGCATCCATATGCTCTGGCTGCTCTGCACCAGCTTCTGCTATAGCACGTAAGCGGTTCATTACCCCAGACATGTCAAATCTTGTACTTTGGAAAGTCATTTCTATACTCCAGTGTTTAAATATTTATCAGATAAATATCGTAAAGGAATATTACTTGATGCGTAAGCATACCAGATCTTTGTTAGAAGAAATTACTAATATTGTACCACAGCGTGATCGCGAAAGTTTTGTTGAAAACAAGGCTGTCAATATCATTGCTAGTACAAAGTATCTAGTGGAATATATACAGGAAAACTTTGATAAGGATTCCAGTGATGATCTCATTAAACGACTATTCAATAGCCTTAAAACAGGTGATGACAGTAAGTTTAGACGTGGTATCAAGTACATTAAAGATTCAAAATGACCGAAGAGCTAAAAGAAGATTTTGCTGACTTACAGGGATGGGATCTACTAGTAGAAAGCCGCCAGTATAGGGCAGGCGGCATAAAACACATCAACCTTAGGGAAGTTGCAGATTTTGCTTTCTTAGACCTATTGGGCTTGTTTATTTTGCATAGTGAATACGAGATGGCACCCGTTGCTGCCACGTATAGCTCTAAAACAATGGGCTATAGGAATTTTACCAAGTCCAGACTTAGTGGAACAGACCTATATGGTAGTCTCAACATAATTAGCAACCCCAACAGTGCATTCAGTCAAAACATAGCACAGATGCCAGAAGCAGATGTGATTTTAAGACAGAAGTTAAAATTGCACTTGCCAACAGTAAAGCGTTATCTAGATACAATATCAGATGGAACAATAACATCTGCAGATGCAGCAACATTGTTATTCAGACTAGAAAAGCAGTTATTCATTACAGACAGTCAACTTAGAAGTATTCGTCGCCTTGCACAGGAATGGCCCGCACTTAACGACATGCAAAGGGAGTTAGTGGTTGCAAGAATGCTACAACACTATAGAAAATATGCTAGACGCAGTGAAATAGCAGAATTTTTGGGCGATTTGGGTAAGACTAAGGGTTATGACCTAAAGGGGCCTATAGATGCAGAGCTTGCCAACCTCGGAATGGGCCCTAAAGATGCCAAAGGTGGGGCTACAGGTTGGTTAGCCGCAGCAGCACCTTTATTAAGTTTTTATGCTGGTTATAAACTAATTCGTAAAGACAAAGATAAATAAACATAAGAAACAATTTAAGTTTCGAAAGATTAAAGGAGTCTATTATGACAACAAGAGTAAACGGCGGAGCACGCCCAGGCGTTTTTGGCGCACCAACACTAGCTTACTTCACAGTAGCACCAGGTGCTGACCTAAGTGGTGACGTTGGTACACCTAACACAGCTTTAGAAGCTATCGTTGAAACTATTCAAACTAAGGCAACAACTTTCATCATCGGTCAAATCGGTGCTACAGAGTTCCGTGTTGCTACAGAGCCAAGTGCTTGGACAGCAGGCGACCTAGAAGCAGCTATCCGCGCTCTAGGTACAGTTAACGGTGACGACCTAAGCGGTGCTGACGTAACTGCATTTGTATTCTAATTAAACAGACTACGGGATGGGAAGCCGCTACGCCTTTTTAGGCTAGCGGTTTTTCTATTTGGCCTTCAGAAGGTTAAATATAGTAAAGGAGTTTTATATGACAACAAGAAATGCGACAGGTCGTACGGGAGAATTTTTCGGCGGCAACATAGAATACTTTACTTGTTTCACGTTAGTTGATATTTCAGATACTGGGGTGTTTGACCCCAACGCAGGATCTGCATACGAAGAGGCACAAAATCTAAATGCATTGCTTCAAGCAATTAGCCTTGGCAGTCAGCCAGTTTTAACTAGTGTTGAAGCAGTCGTGGCAGCTGATACAGCAGATTTTGAATTTGGTACTGAATATACAGGTAATCATAATGTTTGGATTTTACGATTTGCTAGTGAACGAGCAGGTACAATAACAGTCGATACCCTTATTAGAGACGTAGATGGCCTACCAGTCTACACTGATCTAGATGAGACCGCAGTATTTGATACTAATGTGTTTGAAACTAATGATCCTGCATTAAAGAACACATACTTCATTAGAAACGATACACTGTAATTCTGATAAATACTCTGAAATTATGGCACATACATTTGGCTCAACTTTGGCACGAAAAACAACAGGATCAATAGATCTATAATAAAGGAAACAGAGATGAGTTCAGATTCAGTGTATGACATAGAACGTGAAAGTCTGGAGACACACGTAACATTATGTTCTGAGAGGTATAAGAGGTTGGAAGATAAATTTCAAGTATTAGAGGTGCGCCTTGACAATCTATCTAAAGAAGTCCATGAGATGAAAAAGACTCAGCAGGAAGACATGGAAGAATTAAAAAATCTTATACAACAAGGCAGTGATAATAGATTCAAGGCCATTGTTGCGGCCAGCGCGACTGTTGTTGCGGCTCTAATCAGCGCATTAGCATACGTTATTAGCAGATTACCACTTCAATAATATGAACGAAGAATTAGAAATCATTGGCGAGGAAGTAGTTACCGAAGCAAAGCGTGTATGGGCCAAACGCGGTAAAAAACTCAAGCGAATGATTCGTTGCACCGCGGGTAAGAAAAAAGGCCGAACTGTTGCGAACGTGGGTGCATGCAGTAAAGCAATCAACGTTAAAAAACGCTTTATGATGAAACGTATTCGCAAACGTTTTAACGCCAAGATAGTTAGAAAAGCACAGCGAACTAAAAATTTTAATCCGCTAAGTAAAAGACTAAAGTCTATGAACAAGGCGACAAATAGGAAATAATATATGGATCAAGATAGAAGCCTCAAAGATTTGATTAGATTCTTGGACCCAAGTGGCTCAATGTCTGATTCAGATATTGCAAATGTTTCACAAAAGATGAAGTTTACTGATGTACTCGATCTAGTTACATTGGTTGGTAAGGGCAATGAGTCTGAGGCAAGGGACCTTATGTCTAAGTACGATGAGAGATTCACTGTGGCAAAGGAATATACTAGCGTACCAACAGCAAAGAAGCCTAGTGGCTTTAAGCCAATCAAGCCCGTAGGTACAGCCCCAACTATAGCCCAAAAGCCAATGAATCCCAATGGTCCAGCGGCGCAACAACCACAGCAAGGTCAGCAATTACAGGGTCAAGATGAAGAGGATGTTGATGCGATGCTATCAGACCCAATGAACAAGAACAAACCAGAAGTTAGACAAATTCAAAGTCTACTACAAAGGATGCAACAGCGATGAAAATCGGCGAACTAGTCAATGGTCTTCGTTATATGATGACTAACGAGCAACGAGCATTTTTTGAAATGCTCAAAGAGCTTGATGGTGTCACAGTTAATGAACTGGATCAACGAAGCCAGAGACTAGCAGAAGAAATGACAAGCATAGGTCTAATTGATAGACAATACAATGAAGAATCACAAGAAACAAAATACATTCTCAAACAGAGAAAAAATAGATACTAAGCAGCTGAGTAAGCAGGTATCTAAACTAATAGACTACAGTGTACCAAAGGACCTACATGGTATGTTGGCACTCGCAACAGAAGCAAGCGATGGGCTAATTTTTAACAAAAGATGGAAGCTATCAGCAGTTGATAGGAACGACTATTTTATTGAAGATTTATTGACTCGAGAAATAGTATATGAAAATATAGCACTATTTTCCAACGCAGTCCGTATGATTTGGTATCTCAGCAAGCCCATTAAAACCCCTAACCTCATAGATAAAGTAATTTATGAGCTTGATCAGGAATACTATAGGTGCCTAGAGGACATAAAATATTATAGTTTGAAAGTTACGAAAAATGAAGAACTTAGAGAACTATTTGAAATACGTCTAGGGCAGTCAAAGTACAGGCTACAAGATATCAAAAAAGAAATATCTAAAATATATTGATAAATAAAACTAAAGGATACCATCTATGAATACCTCTGAAATTTTTAACCCAGCGCAACGCAAACAGCGTGTCGTTGAGAACTTTTTGACAAGCCAATATGGCTTAAAATTAGCTGCATACGGTGATGCAGTTAAAGTCCAAACTATGATTGCTAAGTTGGTTACAGAAAACCAAAGTATGGCAAGCAGTGTTGTTGGATTCGAGAAGAGCGATCGTTATGTCAAGAACACAATGATCATTGAAGCTCTTAAGCAGATCCTAAAAGAGATCGGCCCTGCAAGACCTAAGCGCCGTGTTAGCGAACAAAGTGGTGAAGATCTAGCGCAAGCAGAACTAATCCTAGTTGCTAAGAACATGGTTGAAAAGCTACAAGGTATGGCTGAAGATGTTGCTAAAATGACAACAGACGACCTAATGCCTCTAGCTGAAAAACTAAAGGTTAGTTTTGGTCAAGAAGTCGGTAACCAGTTTAACGACAGTGCAGACGCAAGCCTACAGACTCTACTAACAGCCGTTAAAGAAGCCAAAGAAGCACTAAGCAGTGCAGTTGGTGTACTAACAGGCGAGACACCTGCTGGTGCTGACCTTGGTGGTGATCTAGGTGGTGAACCTAGTGTTCCTGGTGATGAAGCACCTGCTGATGACTTTGGTCTATCAGACGCCGCTAGTGGTGAAGAAGAACTACCTACAGGCCGCGAGTTAAAATAATGTTAATAAACGAGATAGTAGATTCTGATCGACAGATACTGGACATTGTTATCAGTATCTTGTTGCGAGCAAAAGCAGAAGGCGCGACAACTGTTGATATGCAACAGCTTATCAATGATATCGGTGACGAATCACTAACTCCGCAAATGATGGTTGATATCCTAAGTAGACACACTGGCGAACTAAAAGAAATAGTCGCCAGTGCTACGCTAGATCAGATACAACTAAACATGGGCGTCAAGAAAAACATGAAAACAAAAGCAGACACCGACACAAACAAAATGAAAAATACGGCTCTGCAACAAGCATTAAAAAGTCTAAAATAAAATGGCAGGAATAATGTTAACAGCAGCTCAAGCAAGAGCTAAATCAAGAAACGATGTCGTAATTTTTAACGAAATTCGCGACATTGAAGATGCCATTTTAGCTGCCGCAAATGCAGGGCAACTAGATGCAACCGTAATTGCAACAACAATGACAGACACGGGCGATGGAATTGGCACCGCACGTGAATATTTCAAAGCCTGGCAAGGCACTGTACCTAATAGAGCAAAAGAACAGCAAATGGCTGATGTGGTTGAGTATTTTGTCAACCTTGGTTATCAAATTGATCGACGTGCCAATCCAAACACTGGCGATACCTTCAGATGGATAATTTACTGGTGATATTTCACTTGATTTCTTGTTGAAATCTGTGTATCATTACAGAATGCAATTTAATCCAATCTACGAATACAAAAAACTAAAAAGGGTAGAGACAAACGGTAATCGTTTGTATGAAACACCTCTTGGTAATGTACCCAGTGTTACAACAATCCTAGACAAAACCGCAGATAAAACATTCTTAATTGAATGGCGCAAGCGTGTGGGTGATGCAGAAGCAACTCGCATTAGTACAGAGTCTGCTGGACTAGGTACACTGATGCATACACATCTAGAAAACTATGTACTGGGCAAACCCAGACCGGGTGGAAATAATCTTGTTCAGCAAATGGCAACGGCCATGGCTGATACCATGATTAACGAAGCCTTTCCACTTGTCGACGAAGTATGGGGCATTGAAGCAAGCCTATATTATCCAGGTCTCTATGCTGGTACAACTGACATGGTTGGTATGCACCAGGGCAAACCTGCGATTATAGACCACAAAACAAGTAAAAAGCCCAAGAAGAAGGAATGGATTCAGGACTATTTCCTGCAGACCTGCGCCTATGCTCTAGCTCATAATGAAGTACATGGAACAAATATTCGTAAGAGTGTTATTAACATTATTGACAGGGATGCTAAATTGCAGAGTTTTGTCATTGAGGGCGATGAATTTGATCACTATGCGGATCTATGGGCAAAGCGTGTGGACCAGTACTATAGATAAATAGTTTTACTATGGCAGAAAACATTACAGCAAAAATACAGGTACGCAGGGGTGCTTTGAGTGATCTTCCCGTGTTGGCCGAGGGTGAGTTTGGATACGCACTGGATTATCATAGGCTATTCATAGGTAATAGTCCAATTGAATTTATGGCAGACGGAAATACAACCACTTTCCCTATTAGTGAAAGAGCACTTATACCTGGACAGATGTCTGTTATTGTTAATGGCACTCCTTTAAGATATCCATCTGATTACTATGTTTATGATACTGATGTGGTTTTTACCACAGCACCTCAAGCAGGCTCGATAGTTGTAATAAGTCATAATACAGAATTGTCTGTTGTAAATCAGAGAGTATCTAGAGAAGTTATTGAACTTTCCCCAAATGTGACAGATTTAAGGATGCCTATCAATTGGAACCTTTCTAATTACAATACAGCAAGTATTGACTACAGCATGAAGTCATCAAATGGCAATATGGCTGTGGGAACATTAAAAATTATTACAGACGGTAGTGTAGTTAGTCTTGTAGATGTTGGCGGTACACTTGGTGAAACTGGGATTATCCTAAGTGGAGAAGTAGATCAGGTCAATAATAGAGTACATCTAACATATACTAATTCAACAAACAGTACCGCAAATTTCTTTTATAGTATACAACTTTGGAACACGATCTGACACATTGGTATGGCACCACCAGTGAAAAAATTCTTAGCTGGCGAGAACTGAGAAAACAATCTGCAGAAGCCGGCGCTAAAGCAGCCATATCAATGATTAATAACTGGTGGACTTACGCACCCTGGGTACGTAAAACAATAGACCCATACAAGCCTGATAGTTGGCCCACTCCCTGGGACATGATCAACAAAGGCTATTTTTGCAGAAGTGCAATCGCACTCGGCCAAGCATATACGATATGGACGATATTTCCACAATTAGATTGTGAGATCTGGCTTATTAACAATAAATCAGAACAAGATGTCCATCTCGTCACAGTTATAGACAAAACAATGGTTTTGAACTATATTATGGGCCACGTGGAATCTGTGGACGACATGGATTACGAGCTTCTTGCAGTGACTAAAAAAGAAGATCTAACACACATTAAACTATAATAAAATAATAAGTTTGCTCTGTTAAATAGCACACAAGTTAAGAAGTAGTAAAAGTAGAATAAGGAATAAAAATGTTGACGTCATCTAAACCCATCTCCGTTATCAAAAGAAGCGGAGAACGCGAGCAACTCGCAGTAGAAAAGTGGCAAGCACAGATCACAAAGGTGTGTAGTGGTATTGCAGATGTAAGTCAGTCAATGATAGAAATCAAGGCACAGCCTCATTTCTATGATGGTATTACAACACGAGAGATTGATGAAATCACTCTACGTGCTATTGTTAACCTAATTGACGTAGAAGCAAACCCAGAGCTTGGTCACACCAACTATCAATATGTTGCAGGCCGCCAGCGCCTAAGTATGTTACGTAAAGACGTATACGGTGACTACCAAGTGCCACACCTTTATGATATAGTAAAGAAGAATGTTGCCGTTGGTCTTTACACACCAGAACTTCTTGACTGGTATACAGAAGAAGAATGGAACAAAATGAATGATATGCTCGATCATGAAAAGGACGAGCAATACAGCTATGCGGCTATTGAACAGTTGATTGAAAAATATCTTGTTCGCAATCGTTCAACAAAACAAACATACGAGACACCACAAGTTAGGTATATGGTGGCGGCCGCAACCGTAATGCATAAAGAAGAACCTAACAGTGCTCGTATGAGATTAATTAAGGAATACTATAATGCCGCTAGCGATGGTCTGTTTACTCTTGCCACTCCTGTCCTTGCTGGCCTCGGGACACCTACTAAGCAATTTAGTTCCTGTGTGCTTATACGTAGCGACGATGATCTTGATAGCATTTTTGCTTCGGGGGAAATGATGGCTAAGTATGCCAGTAAACGTGCTGGCATTGGCTTAGAGATTGGTCGTCTACGCCCACTAGGTAGTCCTATTCGTGGTGGCGAAATCATGCACACCGGTATGATTCCCTTCTTAAAGAAATGGTTCGGTGATCTACGTAGTTGTAGTCAAGGAGGTATTCGTAATGCTAGTGCTACGGTTTTCTATCCCATCTGGCATCATCAATTCGATGACCTCATTGTTCTCAAGAACAACCAAGGAACAGAAGAAACGAGGGTCAGGCACATGGACTATGGTGTTGTGCTTTCTGCGTTTTTCTGGAGAAGGTTCAAGAATAAAGAGAATATTACCTTCTTTGACCCTAATGAAGTTCCCGACCTATACGAAGCCTTCTATAGAGATACGGCGTTATTCGAAGAGCTCTATGTAAAGTATGAGAATACTCTCGGTCTAAGGAAGAAGACCATGTCAGCTGAAGAGGCATTCAAAGGCGGCATCCTAAAAGAACGTACAGATACAGGACGTATCTATCTTGTGTTCATCGACAACGTCATGAACCAAGGGCCATTCGATCCAGAATGGCATACAATTTATCAAAGTAACCTCTGCTGTGAAATTCTACTCCCTACTAAGTCTTTTAAACGTCTTGATGATGACAGTGGTCGTATTGCACTATGCACATTGGGTAGTATCAACTGGGGAGCTTTCCGCAATCCAGAAGATATGCGTAGGGCTTGCCGTATTCTTCACCGCAGTCTTAACAATATCCTTGATTATCAAGACTTCTTGAGTATTCAATCTAAGTTGTCCAATGACGAGATTCGTCCACTTGGAATTGGTGTTACTAACCTAGCTTATTGGCACGCCAAGAGAGGCTACAAGTATGGAGAGAAAGACTCACTACAAGATGTTAAATCCTGGATGGAACATCAGGCTTTCTACCTAACAGAAGCAAGTGTTGAACTTGCCAAAGAGCGTGGTGCATGTGTACATAGTGACAAGACACGTTACGGTCAAGGCCAATTCCCCTGGGAATTACGTGCTCCTGGTGTTAATGAACTTGCTGATTTTACACCTGAACTTGATTGGGAAACTTTACGTGCAAACATGAAGCAGTATGGTGTCCGTAATGCAACACAAATGGCAATCGCTCCTGTAGAATCAAGTAGCGTGGTCATTAACTCCACTAACGGTATTGAAATGCCAATGAGCTTGATTAGCACCAAGGAATCCAAAGCAGGTAGCTTTACTCAGGTTGTACCTGAGTATCATAAGCTAAAGAACAAGTACCAACTAATGTGGGAACAGACTGACTGTATCAATTATCTAAAGACCAGTGCAGTTCTACAGGCCTATGTTGATCAAAGTATCAGCACCAACACATTCTACAATCCTGCTCATTTCCCTGGTAGAAAAGTACCAACAACATTGGTTGCTAAGAACCTGATGCAGGCACAGTTATGGGGCATCAAAACATTCTATTACAGTCTGATCAATAAGCAAGGTGCTAAGGTTCAAGAAGAAGTACCGGTTGACACAAGTAATGTGATTAGTATAAACTTTAATGCTATTGAGGAAGACGACGATTGCGAGGCATGTAAACTATGAGTAAACAACAATACGATTTAACGACAAAAACAGACTACTTGCATCGCAAGATGTTCTTGGACCCTGCCGGTCCAGTTACTATCCAACGATTTGAAGAAGTAAAGTACAACAAGATTGCAGACTTTGAAAAAACTGCTCGTGGATTCTTCTGGGTGCCAGAAGAAGTAAGTCTAACCAAAGATGCACAAGACTTCAAAGAAGCAAGCGATGCAATTAAGCATATCTTTACTAGTAACCTACTGCGTCAAACAGCACTAGACAGCTTACAAGGCCGTGGCCCTACACAGGTATTTTTGCCAGTTGTTAGCCTACCTGAACTAGAAGCATTGATGTTGAACTGGGGCTTCTTTGAATCCAACATTCATAGTCGTTCATACAGCCACATCATTCGTAACATTTACAACGTGCCCAAGGAAGTGTTTAACACAATCCACGAGACAACAGAAATTGTTGACATGGCTTCAAGCGTTGGCAAATATTATGACTACTTGCATAAATTAAATTGCCAAAAAGAAATTGGAGAAATGCTGGTAGGTGAAAAAGAGCACATCAAAGCAATTTGGTTAGCACTACATGCCAGTTATGCTTTAGAGGCTTTCCGCTTTATGGTGTCATTTGCTACGTCATTGGCAATGGTAGAGAACAAGATCTTTATTGGCAATGGCAACATCATCAGTCTAATTCTACAAGATGAATTACTACACAAAGGATGGACTGCTTTCTTAATCAATCAAGTAGTCAAAGAAGACCCTCGCTTTGCCGCAATCAAACATGAATGCGAAGCAGAAGTATATCAGATCTACATGGATGTTATCCGTGAAGAAAAAGCCTGGGCAGATTACCTGTTTAAGAAGGGCCCTGTTATTGGCTTAAATGCAAACATCCTAAAAGACTTTGTTGACTATACTGCCGCAGATGCCCTAAAGGCTATTGGTATCAAGTATACACAACCGCATCCTAAGAGCACACCTATTCCCTGGTTCAACAAGCATAGTGATACCAGTAAGAAGCAGACTGCTTTGCAGGAAAATGAAAGCACAAACTACGTTATTGGTGTAATGAGTGATGTACTTGATTACGACGAATTACCTGCACTATAAGGACCGAATATGAACTACCAAGAATTAACCTGGCCTGCATTACCGGAGGAAATGGAAGCAGAACTATTGCAATTCTGTATGGAAGTACCTGATGAAATGTCTGTCCAAGCAGGAATTGTAAGAAACTCAGGCCCACTAAAGTTTGCACAGTTTGATGCACCTGAATATCTCAAAGAGTGGGTACGACAAAGTCTAAATGATGTTAATGATGAGTTTGTCGTACAGTTACAAATATGGAGACATTCCGACTATGGTCGCCGTCATATAGATTTAAAAAGAGAATATAGTTACAACTATCTCCTCATGGAACATCAAGGTTTAACTCGTTGGTTTGAAGACGATGGTACGTTCATCGAGTCGGTACATTATCAACATAGAAAATGGTACAAGCATATTGGTAGCATAAAGTATCATGACGTCATTGGTGTTAATAACTTTAGACCTGCTGTGACAATTTACAAACCAAAACAGCCTGAAGAAATTACAGATACTAGACCACTTTTCTGGATAGAACCACAATGAAATTTAAGGAACATATGGAACCAATGGAATTAAAAGCACATTGGTGTCCATTAGAAGGCACCAACTACGAAGGTTATTGTCATGAAAACTTTGCGACTATCAGAGTGAAAACATGGAAATGCAACCATCAAGACGATTGTGCTAAGATCAAAGAAGAATTAGATAGGAAGAAAAATGAAAGTTGAAATTTACACTAAAGATGCTTGCCCCTATTGTGTGCAAGCCAAGAACCTAATGAAAAGCAAGGGCTGGGAATTTACCGAGCATTACATTAGTGCAGAAACAAGAGAGACATTGTTAGAACAACTAACAACAAGACTAGGAACACCCCCAAGAACAGTTCCTCAGATCTTTATTGATGATCAGGCCATTGGTGGTTATACTGATCTAGTAACATGGGTAAAAAATCAAAATGCTTAAAGAAAATAAAATTGGACAGACACTCAGTCTTAAGTTGGCAAACGGCGACGAAGTCGTGGGTAAGGTAATAGGACAAAATGCAGAAGGTATCACTCTAAGCCAGCCTGTTATACTGGCAGCAAGCCATCAGGGTCTTGCTATGGTGCCTTTCATGATGACTGCGGATCCAACTGGTGAGTTTTTGTTCAGAACAACTAACATTGTATGTGCAGTTGAAACTAATCAACAAGTTGCCGATGCATACTTGACAAATACAACTGGTATCACACCAGTACGTAACAGTATCATTACAGCATAATGCCAGAAGTTCATCGCTTATCAGATCCCAACGACGACGGTGCAGTTGTTGAGCAAGTTATACAAAGTACAGTTTATGCCAATGGCATGCTGGTAAGCGTTGATGGCTGTCCTGTGCAGGAACACGGTCTTGGTGAGCACGACAGCCCACAAACTGCAAACGGTAGCTCTACTGTTTTTATAAATGGTATTCCAGTAAACAGGCAGGGTGACGCAGATACCTGTGGACATGCTAGAGCACAGGGCAGTCCAGATGTTTTCGCCGACGGATAAAGCTATAAATAGTATGTATGGCAACTATCCCACCTTTAGATTATGGAGCGTTAAAAGTAACGTTCCCAGCAAAGCTACCAAAAAACGAAAAAGAACTTATCTGTATGCTCTTGGCAGGCAGACTAAAGGACCTTTTCAACGGTCGCTTGATCTGTGTGCAGTTGGCCATAGACGATCTAATAAAACAAACAACTGGTGTAAGTGCTCTCGCTGAACTACGTAAGGGATTGGTTAACCTTAAGTCAGGTATAGATCAGCTTAAAGAAGCAACAGGATACAACAAGATCTTAAATGGTGTTAACCAAGCACTGGGTCAAATCAATAATGTGTTCAGTCTTGGTGGTCTATGCCCTAGTCCTGTGCATGCACCAAAAGTACCTGACGTGTTGGCACAAATGAATGCTAACTTGTTTGGTCAAGCAAACAATATTTTAAACTCACTGGCCAAGGTTATGAATCCAAGCATGTGTCTTGGTGGTGGCCCAGGTGGTTTCGGTATCAACTGGAATAGTTTAACGGGTGACCTAAAACAATTAAAGGCGCTTATAGAAAACTTTAAGCGAGATCCTGGTCAATTCCAAGCACTACTAAATGCATTCCAAAGAAACCTCAAAATGCAGTTGGCAAGATTGAAGGCAGAAATTAAAAGGCTACAGCAAAATCTTGCTGACCCATTAGGCATAAACAAGAAGCAAGCGACAGTTAAGTCATTACAACGTGCCAAGAACTCAACAGACGGATACCCAGTTAAGGATGCTCGTGGTATAGTCCATAATAATACACTGCGTAGCATGGTCACGGCTGATGTAGAATCAGTATTAGAGTCCGGTGATCCAACGATTGTTTCCTACAAAACAGTTCCTATATTAAACTATTGCGGTGAGATAGAAGGCTATAAACGTGTTGCAGTATCTGGTGATTTAGCTTATGCAGGCTGGGACCCAAATGACGATACTAATAATGCAGACACACCCACAACAAATCCAAAGGCATCGCACTTGAACTATGATGTGTTGTTTAAAGAAGAAAATAACGACATTGTACTCTATGACAAGACAGGTAGCAAAATAACATCTGTTGATATTAAGCGCGGTGTTGCATATAAGTTTGGTTTTGAATTGCTAACAAAAGAAATAAAAATCTATTCAGATCAAGCGTGTACAACCACATGGTCAAGTGACGGTATGACATTCAGTATGAGTCCGGACTATGGTTCTGATCTTGAAGTTATTAATTATGATGGCACCGTGGGGTTTACTGAAGGTGAACTAGACTGGCCAGTAACAATAGAGTTTCCAACAACACCTAATAACCTATACTGGGCGACAACAGATGGCACCAAAAAGGGTGCAATTAACGTTGATCCAACCAGCCCAACAACCATACCGTTAGAAGATAGGGTCTACGATTTGTCTATGCTGATGACAAAAACCTGGATGCTATATGAGGGTGATACTGTACAAGGCTATCAGACATACAAACCAAAGACAGCGGTGACGTTCAATGTAGACGTTACTCGCTACGACGCCAATCAACAGGTGATAGGAACGGATAACGTAGATACTACGATGTCTGTTGAAGTTGATACAGTTACTACGGACATAAATGGAAATACAGACGAAGCCAATAAGATGTCCAAGACAGTTATAGATATAGGCAGTAACAATTTCATATTCACTAGATTGTTTAAGGAAGATGGCGGGATAGAGATCAGTGAGTTACGTTATTTCATATCCCCAACGGCCAGTGAAAATGATGCCATAGCCTGTATGCTGGTAAAATTTTCCGATCCAATCAGCGTGTCTAGTGCAACAAAGTTACCTTATTCTGACCCTTACAAATATCAAATGACATTCCTAACCAAAGTAAATGGTGAATGGATACCAGCAACTAAACCAATAACAAACAGTGACAATATAAGTTTTGAACTTGTCGAAAAAGGTGACGCCCATTATATTAGATACAACATCACTTCTAACAAAGAAGAAAACAAGTGGGCCATTGATAACAACGAATTTATAATGCGTTCAGATGTTTGGATAGATAAGACACAAAATACCAACTTTGCAGATTCATTCCCAGCCGAACACGAGATATACACGTTCATTAAAAAAGGTGATGGTTCTGCAATTGAGTTCACAATGAGATTAAAGTAATCAAAACTGCTTGACAATAATTGGCATTTATAGCATAATGAGCTATGTTAAAAACTATCGCCAATTTCCTCACCAAAATCGGACGTCAGCGTATTGTGCTAGACAGGCAATCAAATGAACCTTATCTTGAACGCTATTATATATTCCTCAAGGACCGAACAAGGTTTCCCTTTAATGTGTTCCTTCATAGGTTTCTTAAGTCAGATCCCGATGATGTGCATGATCATCCATGGCCTTACGCTACTTTAATTCTCAAAGGCGGCTATTGGGAGTGGATTCCACAGTTTAACAGCCTAGGTGAAAAGATTGGCGAAATCAGACACTGGCGAGCACCAGGACATTTTAGAACATGCAGTGCAACCAGCTATCATAGGATTGAACTTGATCCTAGTGTAGAATGTTGGACACTGTTCATGCCTGGACCACAGCGGCGAGAGTGGGGATTCCTTGTAAACAA